CAGGCCAGCCAACGAAGTACAAGCCTGAGTATTGCGATGAGATAGTAGAGTATTTTAATATTGAACCCTATGAGGACTTAGAGATAGATCACTTTGACGAAGATGGAAATGTAAAATGGACTGACAAAAAACGAGTGGCTACAAAACTGCCGACACTGGTGGGCTTCTCAAGGAAAATTGGTGTTTGTTACTCAACGATTAAAAACTGGATGGACGTGAAACACCCATCACATCAACCCAAATTCTTGGCTACAGTAACGCGCGTGGCAAAGGATATGCAGAAAGATCACTTGATACAAAGCGGTTTGCAAGGGTTATATAACCCACAGGCTTTTAAGTTCGTGGCTATCAATATTACCAATATGCGTGATCAGTCGGGCTTAGCACTAACAGGCCCGGAGGGAGAGCCGCTGGAGATCACCGTCACCGTGAAGAATGGCACGTAAGCTTAATATAGAGTTCAGCGGCAAGCAAAGCGAGGCTTACAAGTTCCTCTCGAACAACACTGAGGCGGTCGAGCTTCTCTACGGCGGCGCCAAGTACGGCGGCAAGAGCTGGTTTGGCTCGGACTTCTGCTTTCTCGAATGTATCAGGCTGATAAAAGACTACAAAATCAAACGCCAGATCAATCCGATACCTGTGGGCTTCATGGGCCGTAAAATCGGTAAGGACTTCTACGACACGACATTCGAGACATGGAAGAAGGCCATCCCGCCGGAGTGCTACAAGCTCAAAGGAAAGCCGGTGGAGATAATCATCGAGGGCAGGGTGAAGCTCATCACTGGCGGACTGGACCGCACTGAGACGATAAACAAGTTCAACAGTGCGGAGTTAGCCCTTTTCTTTCTCGACCAGGCAGAGGAAACACAGAAAGATGAGATTTCCCTGCTCCGAGCTGCGACGTTCTGGAGGCTGTCTCTCAATGGCCGTAAGGTTCCCGGCAAGGGCCTATTGACGGCCAATCCCGCCCAGTGCTGGCTGAAACCGGAGTTTATTGACGTGGTGGGTGATAATGGCTGAGAAAGTAATCAAGAGAAAGTTTATTCAAGCGTTGCCGACGGACAATCCATATCTGTCGCCGGAGTACATTAGCGTACTTAAAGAGACTTTCAGCCATCGTCCCGAACTGCTGGAGGCATATCTTCATGGCTCCTGGGATATCCTGGCTGGCGCCGACCAGGTGATTAAAGACCAATGGATTACACAGGCCCAGATCATGACGCTGGCATATCAGGCCCGCAGGCCGAGGCTGGCTTGCGATCCCGCGAGGTTCGGCGATGATGAGACCGTAATCTATTACTCCGAGACCACAAGTATAGACGACCAGAAGATATTAGGCCAGTCGTCTATTACTCAGGTTGCCCACGAGTGCAAGGTAATGAGTGCAAAGCACGACAACTGCCTGATAGTCGTCGAGGAAGACTTTCTGGGCGGCGGGGTGCTGGACATACTCAGGGACGAGGGATTGTCTCCGGTAGGTTTTAAGGCTTCCGGCCAAGCAATGAACCCGGATCGGTACACGAACCAACGTTCCGAAGCGTGGCAGATAACGGCCAAAAAGTTCTCTAACAGCGAGATTGCCATGAAGCTCAAAGAGGGTGTGATGTCTCGCCATGACTTCGATTTGCTCTGCCAGCAGCTATGCACGCCGATTTACAGGTTCCGGGCGGGCAAGACGTACATCGAGGAAAAGGAAGAAATTAAAGCAAGGCTGCACAGGAGTCCGGACAGGGCGGATGCTTTTGTGATTTTGCAATGGGCGTATGATCTCGCTGAGGTTGTTCCCGATGATGCCGTTAGCGAATCAGGCGGCGATGCAAACGACTGGGTTGAAAGCTACACGACGCCGAGCGCGTTCTAACTCTTTAAGTTAATTTCAGCGATAAGCCGAAAACTAAATCGATGGCAAGGACGAAGAAAATAGCCAAAGACAAGGATGAGACCAAGGCCAAGCCGGCCGATGAGGGTGTCGGCAGCTTCGAGGACAAAGACTTTCTCGTCAAGTACATCCTCGACTGTAAGAAGGAAGCGGAAGAGGCCACTACAACGATACGCGAGCAGTGGCGGGAGCTGTGGGAACTCTACCAGAACAAGCAGGACTACTCTAAGAAGGCTTCGTGGCAGTCGCAGACCTGTATACCCAAGATTTTGATGGCGATAGCGCGCATGTGTCTGATGATAGAACGTGCGACTTTGCAGTTGTCAAAGCTTTTTGATATCGAGCTTGATGATGAGTTCGTCCTTCCGATCAAATCCATGATTCGCCGGGCAAAGAAAGATGTGTCCAAGGCTAAAATCTCCGCTCATAAAGTCTACGTCCACACGGGTAAAGTACTCAATCTTCTGGAGAACGCGCAGGAAAAGGTTCCGGGCGCCGAACAGGTAATCCTGAAGCAGCAGGAAATGATACAGCAGGCCGATGATGCCGTGACGTCGGCCAAAGAGAAGCTAATGGAACTCGAAGACCAGCTCAACGAGTTCAAAGAAGAGTCCGCAGAGGATGACAAGCGTTATAAGGCTCACCTAAAAAAAACAAACTTCTCCCCGGCTTTAGGCGAAATGATTATTCCTTCTTGCCTTTTAGGTTTGGGAATCATCAAAAGGCTGTTTAAGAACAAACGCCTAAACTTCGAGACCAAGGATAATCAGAACATCTACATTGCCCCCGACTACCAGCCGTCCCAGGAAGAGCCGCCGAGGTATCTAATCGAAGAGAAGCCGGAAATGCTGCTGTGCGATTTGATTGAGATGGCGAGGGAAGCCAACAATAGCCTTACAAATTCCGGCGAGCAAGGTATGGTCTTCGATATGACGGAGATTGAAAATATCACCGATGACACCACGGATCTTGAGAATCAGTCCCAGAAGAACGAGCAGCGGGGACTTGACGAGCACAAGTCGGTATCTATCAAGGTTAATGTTCTGGAGTTCTGGGGTACTGTGGTATCAAAGGACGGCAAAGAAAAGAACGCAAATCGTTTGATGATGTTAGCCAATGAGAAGTACCTCATTCGCAACCAGGAGAATCCGTTTGACGAGCCAATCAAGAGACCGCCTTATGAGACGTGCGTGCCGATGCCTTATCCCCACCGCGGTCTTTCCGGTTCATCGATGGTCCAAGCCGAGATCAAGCTGCAATATACACTCAACAATCTGCTGAATATGGCAATAGACAATCTGAATTTCACTACCAATACCATGTTCGAGTACGATCCGTTGAATCTTAAAGAGCCAGAGCGTATGACGAGAATCTTCCCGGGTAAGCTGATTCAGACAAAGTCTGGCATGAAGGGGCCGGTGATTAGCCAGGTAATAACTAAGGGCATTACCAACGATTTCTTCAAGATATTCGAGATTACTGCTAAGGAGATTCAGGAGGGCACGGCCGTTAATGAGTTCCTTACTTCTATGCCGAGCAAGTCGGCCAAGACGTTGGGCGAGATAGAGATCAAGACCGCAGAGTCGCACGGCTACTTCGATGTGATTGCCCGTAAGATAGAGCTAAATACTATACGCGTGCTGCTGAAAAACAGCTACGCCATGCTGTGCCAGTTCACTACCGAGTTCAAGAATCTGGAACGCTACCAGTTTAAGGTCGGGGGACTTAGCCTGCTATTACTGCAAAAGCAGCAGGTGGAGTATCTCGTACAGGCTCTGAGTCTGGCCTTGCAGTATCCCCAGCTCATGGAGAAAACCAACATTAAGGATCTGTGGGAACGCCTGCTGAGTATATGGAATCTTGACGATGCCCACCGCGAGGAAGATACCAGCCAGATAATGCAGCAGATGCCGCAACAACCACAACAGCCTCAGCCGCAGAGACCGCAACCGGCGGCACAGCCGCGGCCGCCCGGCCCGCAGTTGCCGGCTTAGTATCAAAATTGAATAAGAAAGGAAAATCATGCCATACACAATAACTTACGTCAAGGGTGACGAAAGCCCGTACAAGATTGTCAATACCGACCGCAACGAAATAGTCGGCAGCTCTAAGACCCGCGAGAAGGCCGAGGCTTCTATCAGGCACAGAATGAGTTCCGAAACCAACGAGGACAAGGCCAGGGGCTACGTCAGGGGGCAGAAGAAGGGCAGGAAAGCATGAATATACTGATTCCATTACTGATTCTGGTGGGCGTTTTTGTGTTTTTCCTCACAATTATAATTATGGCAACAGTTTTGTATTTTGCGTTAGGCGTCTTAGTCGGCAAAATCAAGTTAAAGGGGAATAAATGTTCACAGGCAGCAAAGAGCAGATAATAGCGGCGTTCGAGAAAGTTTGTGTCCGTAACCAAAGAGCAGATTCTTGGTCTTCGTAACGCCGAGCATGAGCTAATCCAGCACGGCCTGCCAGCGTTGTTCGTTATCATAGATGTAAAGTGCCGCGTGTGCAGTCATCATCAGTCGAATCTCGCACCCGCCGTGGCGGACCTCGATAATCTCGAATGCCATAACTGCGGGAACGCTGCGTGCCAGGAAGTCGAAAAGGAAGAGTATCCAGAGGATTTATGAAGATAACAAAAGCATATTTTGAGCGGTTCAAAACAGCGTTCCTGTATTGGCAGAAGGAGTTTGGCCTTACCCAGTACAACATCTCTTTCTTTCAGGAGCGGCTTGATGAGGAATACGCCAAGATAATTATCAATGAAATGGCTAAAGTTGCAGATGTGTATCTTTGCACCGAGCTAAAAGGCAGGTCTCTCAAAGTGGATGAAGGCCCGGAAGCCCATGCAAAACACGAGGCCATTCACATGCTGCTCAACCGTTTGGTATGGCTCGGTAAATGTCGATATATTGAGTCATTGGATTTGGACGAAGAATGGGAGGCGGTTGTAGTCCGTCTCGAAAAGGTACTTAACCAATGAGCGACAGGTCTAAAATAAAGACCGAGGAAGCCGTTGGCTTACCCGGCGAGAACACCGACCGGGAGATATGGCGTAAGGTTCCGGGCGACTACTATTCACCCTCGATCAGCGTTTCTGCCGATAACGAAATCATAATTAAAGTCGCCGGAAAAGCCTACCAGGCGCCGGTGGGCGTATGGTTTGAAGTTATGAGAAGGTATAAGGAAAAGGTGAAAACTTGAGGTACTTATTCTAATGTCAAAAAAAGGCGTACATGGTTATTTGAGAAAGGTATCATAATGCCTGACAAAGACAGAAATGGGCCAAGGCAGCGTAGTCCTCGCCCGAGTAATCGCTTAGGCGGCCGTAAAAAAGGCGGGTGCAAGCCTGCGAGAAAAACGAGCAAGGGGAAGTAAAAATGAATGAGAATCAGCCACAGGAAGAGATAGCCGAACAGCTTGAGAAGGCCCGGAAGCTAAGGGAAATGACAGCGACTCCCGGCTGGAAGGATATTATTCTGCCCACGTTGAATAAGCACAAGGCAGGTTACGAGCAGCAGCTTCTCAATACTGAATGGCAAACTATTGACGACCAGAGGAAGTGCTGGGCCAAGTATAATGCCATCGAAGAGATTCTAAACCTGATTGATCTGGAGATATCGACGGCCGAGAGCATTGAGCTCGAATCGGCGGTAGAGGCGGGCGAAAAGAATGAGTAACGGAACCAACAACCTGAGCCGGACATCGACGATACTCCGCAGCGAGGCGGCAAAGAAATCGCTCGGAACCGATGTTATGGCCTATGTTCTTCCGAAGTACAAACAGGAGGACTTCACCGGCCAGGTTTATGTCGAGGTTCACGTTAAGGATGGCGTGATTTGCGATGTGTATCAGTCTGTGAGGAGAAAAAGAAAGGAAGATTTATAATGTTAGCAATTTGGCCTGATTAGCTCTAATTAAAACTAAATAACATAATTTCAGAGAGAACTTGGAAGATAGCCTCTGCCTGGTGCTGTGTAGCACTGGCAGGGGCTTTTTTTATTTTGTGGAATCAGCTTGAACAATCCCTTTGGGACTCAAGCGCAGAAAAAGGAGATTTTAAGATGGCAGAAGAAAATGAGGACATTCAGACAGAAGATGCATCCGGAGACCAGCCCCAGCCATATGCCGGGACAACTGGCGAGGATACGGCGGGCGCAGAAGCGGCGGCAGAGGACACCACCGATTACAAGAGCGAGTATGAGAAGATTCAGGAGTCACAACGGGAGCTTCAGGCGAAGCTTACCCAGACGGCCCAGGAAGCGACTCATAACAAAAAGCTTTTGGAAGCGATAAAGCCCTACGTCGATTACACGAGATTGCAGCCAGGCGCTCAACAGCAACCGGCGGAAGAAGAAGACGATGAGACCTACGTAACGTCTAAGCAGGTCAAGGAAATAGTCTCGAACGTTAGTGCCAAGTTCCAGCAGGAGCTTCTGGCCCAGAACGTCAGGACGAAGTATCCCGATGTCTGCGATAACGGTCCCAACGAGGTTATCGTCAGGCACTTCCTGTCGAAAGACACATCGCCTTTGACCAGCCCTGAAGACCGTATCAAAAATGCGGTCGAAAAGACCCGAAACTACATAAAGTCCTTAAAGGATGAAGGCAGAAAAGAAGCGGAAACCGCACAAACCAAGGCCCAGGCGGAAGCCAAGGCCAAGGCAGCGGCTGCGGCGAAAGCATCCGGCCTGTCGGCATCCGGTGTCACAGCTCCTCAAGCTCCACAGGATGATAACAAACCTGTAAGTGCAGATGAGTATGCCGCCCAACAACAAGCAGATCGTTACAGGGGGCAGACTCTATGAAAATTAAGGAGATTGTATTATGGCATCTCAGGAACAAGTATGGGTAACCGATACACTTGGTGGTTACTCCAATTGTCCGAAGCTGGACAAGAAATTGTGGGAATTCTCCAAGCCGCTCATGCGGTTTAGACAATTCTGTAATATCAAATCCGATGCCGGCAAGCATCAGGGCGATACCGCTTACTTCGATAAGATATCGAAGCTGACTACCGCCGGCGGAACGCTGGTCGAGACCGCTACCATACCGAGAAGTAATTTCATTCTCGGCAGGGGTACGGCAATCGTAAATGAGTGGGGCAATAGTGTGCCGTTTACCGAGAAGCTCGCTACGCTTGCCAATTTCGATATTGACAATGCGGTCCACCGCACGCTGCTCGAAGATGAGGCCGAGACCCTCGATAAGGCGGCAGCCGCCCAGTTCCAGAACACCAAGGCGAAGTATGTCTGCTATGCAGCAGCTACCGGCTATCTGACGACCAACGGGACGGCAACATACACATCGACCAGCAACCTGAACTATTACCACATCAAGAAGGTATGCGACCAGCTCCGAAAGTGGAACGTCAAGCCATACGACAACCAGGGCAATTACGTCTGCATCGGCTCGGTCGATGCTATCGGTGGCGTTAAGGACAGTACCCACTGGATAGACGCTTACCACTACGCCAAGCCCGAGCAGCTCTTCACGAACGAGGCCGGTAAGCTCTACGGCTGCCGGTTCGTCGAAGAGACCAACGTTCTCTCGAATACGAAGGGTGGCTCTTACGGTGAGGCCGTGATCTTCGGTAAGGACGCCGTTCAGGAGATTGTCGTTACTCCGCCGGAGGTCAGACGTGACCCGGCTAAAGACTTCGGCAGGTCAAAGATGGTGGCTTGGTACGGACTGATGGCCTGGAAGATCATCTGGTGCGGCGACAATACCGGCGACAGTGTTGATGCGACGAAGGGCTGGGCTCCTCACATTATCCATGTGACGAGTGCGTAGTCCGGAATTTCGTCGATTGTCTTCGATTAGTAAGTAAATGAGTATGAGTTATTGCAAAGGAGATTCAAAATGACTCAGGACAGATACACCGATCCTTCTTACGGGATTACTCTCAGGCACGTATTCCCGCACAAGCAGGTCATGCAGGCCACGGGCCAGGATGAAAGAAACCTGTTTAGCCTGCCCTACAAAGCCAAGCTCGTAAAGTTTGGCATTATCTGCGGGGCAAGTGCTATAGTCAATTCGAGCAATACCGGCTTCCACTTGAAGACGTGCGAGGCCGGTGCCGTCGGCGGGACGATACTGGCTACGTTTGTGCCGGGCAGTCTCGCGGGCTCGATAGGTGCTTTCGACTGTACCGGGGCAGCTCCGGAAACCGCTACCTTCATACCGAAGAACCGCGTGGTTCAGCCGGGGGTTAATGTGGTCGGCGGGGCTACGGCCGACTGTGTGGGCTTCTACATGGACTACAAGCGAGCTTACGAGTAGAAAAGAAGTTTAACCGGGGGGCGGTCACTCCTTTAAGTCCGCCCCCCATCTCTTAAAGTCCAAACCATACCTTCGGTCGATATAAACCCGTAGCAAATAAGAAAGGAATAATTATCAAAAAGCTAAAGATTGTCAAGATTGGGTGGCACTGCTGTGTTCGACT